CACTTGTGGATTTATAAATGCATTTGCAGTAAATCTATCTGTGCTGGTAAACACTGTGCTACCATCATACCACTGTTTGTTTTCTGCACAATAGTCTGCCCAATCATCAAATGCGGCAGTGTCTATGTCTGCGTTAGCAAGTCCACAACCATAACGATCATCTGTTAAGTAATCCCACAATGCATAAGCAGGATTATATAATCTTTGTTGGTCACCACTGATATTAGTTGGCTGTTTGCCCAGTGGTTCAACATCAAATCTAAATGTGCCGTAGTTTGTGATGTTTGCATTAGCACTTTCCAGTCTGTTTACCTGCACAATGGCAAACACAAGATCTTCCATTGTGTTTGAAGATGTCCATCCTGGCATGATATCATATGCGTTTTGTCTGTAAATACTGTCGGGGCCGCTTAAGCCGTATGATGGAAATATCTGTGCGTTAGCATGTGCATTGCCTGCCCAAGCATACACATTGATTGTGTTTGTGCCTGATATGCTCACATTGGTGTTGTCTTCAAGATTGTTAAGTGTGATAACATCATGCTCATCACCGCTTACTGCACTGAATAACAATTTATCATTGTCTCTGTAAACGTTACTCATTTTCCAACCAGGTTGTATGATACTACCGATGTTTGCAAAATCAAAACCATCTGCATTGGTTTCAGAAATGGTCAAGCAATATATGAGACTGTTTGCATTATTTTTAACAGCGTCTGTGATAACACCTGAAGTTGTGACATTGCCATATATGCGTGGCACTTTGTTTAGTGTGCTGGGCTCTACTTGTGCTCTGTCACCTTGATCACTTTCTTGCACACCAATATCGCCAGTGCCTGATATACGACTGCTTTGTGCACTGATACTGCTGGGTAAACCAACAACACCCAATGCACCTGATACCAATTGTGTGCTACCGGCAGCTCTTACACTTTCATCTTCCAGTGCTGCCGCGGCATTTTGACTAACTGCTGTGAATATATCTTTTAACGCCATATCTATTATCCTGGTTTGTCAAACTCTGGTAATTCTGTGATGTATTCTACTCTGTCAAAATCAATTGCACCTGAGTAATATCTACGTCTGTCAGAACCGTTTGTTCTTTGACCACTTATCTTTTTTTCTAATATTGCATAAATGCTGGCACACTCAATAATAATAGTATTGGTTGCTCTACCACTTATGAAAGCAGTTTCTTCTTCTATGTTGAAATTGCTTACCACACCTTTAAAACTTAAATATTCTTCTCCTGATATTAATGTAGCATTGGCAGGATAAAAGAATGCTCTGCGTATTTCTACATCACCACCTTTTACATTGGTATCATTTAACATCTGTGTGAAATCTGGACTGTTGGGCACACCTGAGATTGTGAGCTCAATTGAACCTGCTGTTGTTTTGTAATCATATGTTATTGGTGCAACATCCAACAACAAACCCAAACCTGTGTATTCATTGCTGTTAATGGTAACAGGCTTATACACATCTGAAATATAGTAAGTGATATCTCCCAATGTCAAATCAATGAAAGTGCCGTGTGAAATAACTGTTTCGGTATCAACTGCACTAATAGTGGTTGCCATGTTAGTCCTCCACGACTTCTATCAGAGAAAAGTCTCCATCAAATTCCACAAATCTACCTGGTAAAATATTGTATGTGGGTTTTTCAAGCATTTTAACTTGCCACACACAAGCCGGTCCTACCAATAAACCTTTACCGCCATTAATGGTATAACTGTCTTGTTCTATGATAGGTCTGTTCAGTGTTAATGTGACTGTGCCACCTGCACCATATTGTAAATCTTGTGTTACTGTGTAAGGATATTTGTAACCATTGTCAAACTGTATAAAATCACCTGCTTTAAACACATAGTCAGCACTCACAGCACCTGTAACATTAGTGAGATCAATATCAATGCTGTTGCCTGCGTATGTGGTTGTGAGAGCAATGTTGCCCAAATCACTTGTGCTTAAATCACCTTGGTATGCTGTGATCCAATTTAGGTTTGTGTTGGTTGTGCCAATGTCAATTTGTTCACTGAACACTGTGTCTAATCTATCTATTTCTTCAATGGTGGCACGAGCATCAGCATATGGTGTTAATGGTTTGTGTGATATCACAAACAAGAAAGGTTGATTGCCTGGTATCAATCCAGTTTTGTATCTACCATTTCTGCTCAATGTGCTGGAGGCAATTTTGGTTCTACCAATTGCTATGCTAACACTGTTATCTATAATATTTTGAATTGACATTATCTTGGTATCCTTCTACTGCCTGCTACTGTGACATTGTATATGAACTCCGGGTCTCTGCTGATGAGCGATTTAAAAGAAGCAGTATCTATGGCATTGATTGTGTAATTTACTTGATTTGGTTGTGCACTTTGATTCATCAGCTCTGCTGTTTCACGTCTGCCAATAACCTGTGCTGGCCCTGTCACAATCTCAGGTCCACGTTCACCCACAATACCAAACTTGCCTGCTCCAATTCTACCACCTGTGTCAAAGAAACCTTCGAACAGTGAACCCAATCCACCTGTTAACAGGTCAATGATTTTAACAAATATTTTCTTAGCAACAATTTTCAACAACTGGCGTATCATGTCTGACACCAAGTCTCTGAAGTTTGCTTTACCTGTCATCACAAAGTCAACAAATGCATTTTCCATTTGTCCACTAAATGTAACAAACAATTCTTTTGCACGTTTTGAATTGTTTTCTGCATCATCTCTGTATTCTGCCCAAGCCTGTTTCCAACCTGAAGTAAACAGTTTTTGTTCTTTGTCTACTTGTGCAATTTTGGTATTGCTCAATGCAATTTGTTCATCATACAGTGCATTTAATTCTTCTTGTAATCTATTCTTCTCTTCGTCACTGATGTTGTAACGTGCTATCTCAGCAAGTTTTGCTTCACGTTCTCTGTTTAATTCGTTGGTGTTTTCTAATTGTTTTATTTGAACTTCACTTAATCCGATCTTTTCAACAGTGGTATCCAAATCACGCATGTCTGCTTCGAATTTGGCTTGGCTTTGTGCAAGAACTTCTTGAGCTCGCAACATTTCTTTTCTGTGATGTTCTGCTCTGCGTTCTTCAGCGGCATCTTCACGTTCTTTCTGTGCTTGTGCTCGAGCGGCATCACGTTCTGCTTTTGCTTGTGCTCGCTCTTCTTCTTTTTGTGCACGTTCTTCGTCTTTGGCTGCCTGCTTTTCTCTTTCTATTTCACGCTCTGCTTCAGCTTGTGCTGTTGCACGAACACGTTCTTCTTCAAGTCTTTGTGCGGCTGTTCTCTGTGCTGAACCTTCTACGCTTTGATTGGTTAATTCTGCATCAGTTTCAATCAATTCACCGGTGGCAGTTTCAATGTTTTCAATCAATGGTGCTTGTGCTTCAAACAACCCATTCATTGTGGCAATGGTTGCTGTTGCGGCGGCAAGTCCTGCACCAACTTTGAGTAAGCCTACACCTGTAACACCTTGTAATATTGTGCCTGCAACTGCGGCGGCTTGTAATGCTTTTGTGAAGTTCATCACTGCTGTCACAATAGCCATTACTCTACCTACTGCGGCAGCGGCAAACACACCTGCCATAATGCCTGCAAGTATGTCAAGGTTTTCACTGACCAGTGTTAATGCTGAACCAAGTGCTTGACCAAGTGTTGCGGCAATTTCAAGAATCTTTTCTTTGTTTTCTGCAAACAGTGTGTTGAGATCACCAAGTTCTGATTTTAATGTTTCACCAAATGCTGTGCCGAATGCTTCTGAAACTTGGAACACAGCATCTTCTATCATTGAGAATTGACCTGTGAGTGTGCCAGCGGCTAATTCGTTTGCGGCTGTGACTTCCTCAAACATGCCCAACATTATTGCTTGTGTTTCAGCGGCTGTGTATTCTACACCTTCTTGGAAACCCAAAAATGCTTTAACACCTTTGTCTCTGAATAAATCAGCACTGCCAATACCTGCTGTTAATGCTCTCTGAACGTTTGTGGCGGCTTCTTGGAAGCTCATTCCAAACGCAGAAGCAATACCTGCTGTGTATTGAATTGCGTTATCTAATCCACCCAGTTTGTCTTCTACAAGTGCAAGTGAAGGAACACCACTTTGAATATCTGAAAGTGCAAATGTTAATCCAGCGGCTTGTGTTTTAACAGTTTCCATGGCAGCCGCGGCTTTTTCTGCATCGCCATATAATGTTTGTAATGTGATTGTGAGGTTTTCAACACTTGAAGCGGCATCCAGTGCAGTTTTTAATCCATATGCGGCGGCCGCAATACTGGCAATAGCAGTGGTAACCACTCCAAGACTGGAACCATAACTTTTGCTTGCACTATCACCACGACTAAATTCGTTATTTAATCCTTGGACTTCATTGGTGGCATTTCTTACACCGCGGTCAAAATCCCGGGTATCTAATTCTAATGCTACTTTTATACTTTTAGCCATGCCTACATTCTCCCAATCTGGCGATCTATTTCACGCTCGATAAAATCTATTGTGGGATCTGTAAAGCCTTGCGGTGCTTGTCTACTCCAACCATTATCGAGGCGATCAGCATAATCATAATCAGCCAGCACTGTTGTTGTTCCTGATCTGTAATTTGTTTTACCCCTTGCATTACCTGAACGTATAGGTGTTTTTGACTTCATCACAGGACCTGCGGCAGCCATAACTTGTTGTGGCATGTCTTTTAAATCTTGTGCGAGTTTTTTAAACTCTCTGTCGTCAAAATTTATGCTCATATATTCTCTTTAAAACGGGCATAACTTTCCATCATTTCTGGAGTTGCCTTAGCAGGTTCATTGCGGTTTGCAAGTCCTGCTTTTTTATTTTTTGCCCTTTCTTTTTTGGCACGTTTCTCATTCAAATAATTTTCATAAGTCACATATATATCATACATAAACACATCCTGTGTTGTGCCTCTCGCTAATATCTCGGAAGGCAACATACCATATCTATGCGCCATTTGATCCACCATAACTGCTGCCAGGAATAGTGGATCATCTACTGAGAAACTACTCCCAGTTACTTTCCCAATTGCTCCATTACTTTTGTAATGCAACGTGTCATCACTGATGTGGGTAATATTTTTTCATCAGTTAAAATCTTGTTACCTTCCTCATCAAGAATCATTTGGTTGCAGAACTCAATCATTTCTGGTAATGTGTCTGCATCAACTTTTTGTCCTGCAAAACGCATAAATTTTTCCAATGGTTGTCTATCCCATACGAAAAACTCGATGGCATCACCATATTGTTCTACTATTGCTTTGTCATCAAGTGTGATCTTGATCAGTGAGGGTTTAACTGCTAATTCTTGTATTTTC